CTGCCAGACTGATCGTTCACTGTTCATGCGAAGTCGGCAAATGGGTTCGATCTAAGAGTTCCAGAGATGTTCTCTTGAAGGTCTACATCCTGTCCGATGTCGGCAAAGGTCTACTCAAGCGATGGTCGCCAGTTGACCCACGCTTTGCCGATGTTGACGAAATGGAGCCGCCTGACTGGAAGGCATTCCGCCGTGAGCTGGCCGCAATTGGCCGTAATGGCGTGCTCAGGATCGTCAGGCCCGAGTACGAGGGCAGCCGTGCTCAGGCCAGGCGTGAAATGGGAATTCACGATTCAGTTTACAGGGACAACGCATGATTTACTTCATTCAGAACGAGATATCGAAGGCGATCAAGATCGGGTTTAGCGACAGCCCGATTCGACGGCTGGTCAGTCTTCAGACGGCTACGCCTGACCCTCTTGTGCTGCTGGCCACCACGGATGGAGGGTTCAAAGAAGAACAAATCCTTCATCAGAGATTCGAGGATTTTCGGTTGGCTGGTGAGTGGTTCAGCCACGAGAACCCGAACGACAGTATTCCCGAATTCGTCGCGGGAATCCTCATCGTTAAAAAGGCGATTCAGCCCTATTCAAATTTGAAGCTTGAATTTCCTGAACTCTCATTTTTGGTATCGGCCGCCGTTCAACATCCCGTGTCGACATGTAGCTTCTGCGGCCTTTACCAAGTCATGAGATGGGATGACGGGCCAGGGCCAGGAGATGAGTTTTGGTCGTGGCATCAATCCAAGCCACAGCTTTTTGAAAGTGTCGAATCAGCGTGCGTTGCTTACGTGGCTAGCTACCGAGAGTGGATGGCTACCCAGTGACCCGTTTCACCATCGATGTCGGGAGCTACACCATGCCAGTGGGTCGCCAGAAGGGAAAGACCCTGGCCCAGATCGAGGCCACCGTGCCGTGGGGCCGGCTGTACCTCTGGCGGCTGGCTGAATGGGCCGACAACCAACCCGGTTATCAAAGTATCACCAAAGCCATTTACGCATACCTGTCTCAAACCCGTGGAGAGAGACCATGAGCTACGTGATTGTTGAGAAAGACTACAGAAGCGCTATCGTCGGAATCCTGGTGTCAGACGCATCCAGTGAGGCGCCAATTTTCGTTAAACCAATTCCTGGCTCACCCACACCAAACAAAGTGCTGTTTGACACGGAACAGCAAGCGCAAACATACATACACGACGTCATCGGCCGAGATACCACCTTGAGTTTTTACCGAGTGTTCAAGGATTCCGAGGCTCTGTGATTTGCACCTTGCAACCCGTGGAGGGGAATGTGAGTGACGAAGAGTTGATTCGCTGTCTTCGCAATCCAATGTACCCAATCGATGACACGCTGTGCACGGGCGCCGCCGACCGCATGGAACGCCTGGCCGCCGAAGTGGAGCAGTTACAACAAGAGGTTAAAGAATTCGCCGATCTGCGCGGGGACGATCTGGCAATCATTCGGCAACTCCAGGCCGACCTCGCCGCCGCAAGGGAGAGGAAGCCGGCTGCGATTCGCATGACCGACAAACTTCCGGAAGAGGATAATTTCGCGTTCTGTAAGAGGTTCGCCGAATCAATTCCGCCTGAAGATATCCTTCGCCGAATATTCGATCGGCTTATCGATAAAGGCGGCGGGGGATTCTCTGGGTGGACAAAAGCATGGTCGTGGATCGGCGATGTCATGTCGCATGGTTCCGGAATCTCTGGCGCTATCGTCACCCGGTTTATGACGCACCCCGCCACAACCCCCGCCAAGCCGTCGGAGGGCGAGCGATGAGCCAGCTCTACCGGGTCAGCCGATACGAGCCGCTCGACGACGTGGAGATAGGCAGCGGCTGGCATTTGGTCTGCGACAACGTGTCGTATGAGCGAGCCCTTGGCGAAGTTCACCGGTTGCTGTGGTGCAACCACGAGCGAGATGCCATCCAGGTTGACCGACTACCGCCTGAGCCGGGCGGCTATCACATGGACATCAAGCTGCCCGACGAAGAGGCCGCATTAGCAGCTTTCGATGCCAGCCAAAAACAGCCTAGTCGATCCCACGTCAAGGCGAGCCGTAGAAATGCGACAGCGAGCCGCCCAGAGCCTAGAAAGACCATCCAAACCAGCTTCCTAGAGGGAACGAAATGACCCCAGAATCGCGTGAGATTGTCACCAAGAGAACGGGCAGACCGCCAAACCGCACCTGCGACAAGTGTGGTCAACCCAAAACACGCCGCCCTGCAGGTGACTGGAGGTGCAAGCCATGCCACAACGAAGTGGTCAAAACGCGCTACAAAAAAGAGCATCCATTCTGCAAAAGCGAATACAAAGCCACGCGCTTAAACGGCAAGCCAATGTGCCGCAAGTGTGGCGGCGAAAAAGTTTGGGGCGGAAAGCAGTATCGCTGCCCCCCGTGCGGTGCAGCATACGCCTTACGGAACCGAGCAAAGCGTGCCGAGGAACACCGCTCGACACGGGCAGATCGGCACACAACAGATCCACGCACAGCAGATCCGATCTGCCAGAAGTGCCGTGCTCCACGACGATGGGATGGATTCCAATACCGCTGTCCCACATGCCGGGTCAAGGCCGACCAATTGCGCAGTAGGGGTCTGGGACCACGACGGGAAAAACCGCTAATAGAACTCCTCGCACCTGATGCCAGGCTGCTACATCCCAAGAAGCCAAAGCCGCCGTGGCGCCCGTCATGGGCAAACGCCAAGACGTGGGAATCAGGAAAAGTACAGCTCAAGGACATCTTGTGGTGTGTGCAAACCCACGGCGTGGAGAGATTGAGGAAGCCAAAACCTGCTCAACGGAAATCAGCGCCCGCCGTGCAGGCTGGACCGATCCTGGCGTGTGCCGGGGCGGATAACAACAACGAGCTGACGGGAGGGCCTGTAGTTAGGTCTGACCAAAAGCAAGCTGGTTAGGCGGATTAGACAGGTTTGTGTGTGGTGATTCGGGCCGCGCCGCGGTGGCCCTCTAACACGATCCGCGGCGCGGTTTTATTGAAACAAGAGCAAGCACCGGCTTACCCCGGTATACAGCCTGCTTAGTTGACGCTAGCAGGTGCCAAAGCAGCGGTTTCATCAGTGCCGCTGTGGACCATTCGCCCCTTCCCGGTCATGCCAGCTAACCGGGCCGGGAAGGGGATTTACTCGAGGGAGCGACATGATTACAACAAGCCGCCGCAAGCCTAAACGTGACCCCGGCCCGCTTGAGAGTGCAGTGCAACTCAACTGCATGAAGTACGCACGAGTCATCGGCGTGAAGTGTTATCGGCGAAACGTGGGAGCGATCGTCATCGAGGACAGGTTCATCAAATTCAGCGAGAAGGGACAATCAGACCTATGGGGAGTGCTACCCGACGGCCAACATTTTGAGTGCGAGGTTAAACGGCTCGGCAAGCTCCCCACTCACGACCAGATTACATGGTTGCACGGAATGAACGGCAACGGCTGTGCATTTTGGGTAGACGCCTCTTTAGTGTTCGCTGGCGTCATTGACGCGCTGATTAACGGCAACCGCGTGCGCTACCACTCCACCCAATCCCGCTACGGCAAAGTATGGGGGCCATCTTATGAGTACGACCTCGTGTGACAAAGAACGTATCCGCGACTGCCTTCGCAAGTGCTGGGAGCAAGCAAAGTCGCCCGACGAGATTGTGCACCAAGCGTGGTGGCATCTTTACCAGTGCCTGCTAAACGCCAGCGAAGCCCATTTGACCACCCTTACCGAAAGGCTTTGCGATGCAATCGAAGCAGAGTGACGTAATCAACTTGGCCGAAGTTATCGCCAGCCTTGATTTCGAGGACCGCCAGCCGACTGTCGATTACTGGCTTGATCACTGTATGGAACAGATTCAACGCCTGCCGCGCCGCAGTGCCGAGCGGCTGTACTGGCGCACAACGATGGAGATCCTTGAGATGGCGTTCGAGGAACAGAATTGGCGGATCGTGGATAGCCTGATCAGCGGGCTGGAAGAGGAGGCTAAGAGATGAGCGACCAAGAGCAAATCATTGTTCTTTATAGACGCCAAGAAATAGAGCTTAAAGACCGCATCGCCGATCTGGAAAAGCGTCAGCAGGTTCTCCTTGACTTCGTGGACCGCGTTATTTCTGAGGGCGAATACGTACCAGATGGAGATGCGGATATTTATTGGTCTGCCGTGTGGAAAGAGCAGAACAATATGGCACGTTTTATCAAAAACACCCTTAAACCCACAGAAGGAACATCATGAGCCCCCGCCGATTCCAACCCCAGATCGAACAGCTTGAGCGCCTGATCAGCCTGTCCGCACTGGCGCAAACGCTACCCACGGCATCGGTCGTCGTGTCGGCAGATGAGCCCGTCCCAGGCGATCCCGACGACGGCACGCTGCCCGAGCCCGAGCCGGGCCCGCTTCCGCCGCTTCCGTCCGATGCTGGGCCGCTTTGGCCGCCGTATAGCGGGCCGCTTCCGATACCGGGCCCGAGTGGGCCGGTGGGGCCGGGGTAATTGTGGAGGTACAAACGTCGTGATGAGAGAAATTGCAATTGATGGAATAACGTATGTTCCCAAGAGATCGAAACCGTTGTGTTCGATTTCGATGGGCAAGTGCATGCGAGATTTTCGTGCCGCGTATCGATGGTCTCTCGATAAAGCCGCAACAAAAATCGGTATCAGCAAGACGTATCTTTGGGAACTTGAAACAGGAAAAGCCTCAGAGCCATCGTTTCGATTAGCTGTGACAATTGCAAGAATCTACAACATAGATCTTGTTTATTTCGCAAAAACATTGGACGTACAGCCGGATACTTCAAAGCTGTGACCCCCCTGTTAACCATAGCCGACGCTGCCGCCATCCTGCGAATCTCGCCGGACAGTGTGCGCCGCCACGCCAAAGCGGGGAAGATTCCCGCACGGAAGCAGGGGCGGCGATTTTTCTTCACTGAGAGCGATCTCGCCGCTTACCTTGAGGCTTCACGCTATCAGGTGGACGAGCCGGTGCGGGTGGAGCGGCGGGTTGCGGCGGTGCCACAGTTGAAATGGATCAAGACACGGGAAGAGAGGGCACGTAGGGCATGAGAGTACTTAGCTTAGGCGGCGGTCAGCAATCAACGGCCGTTTATCTTCTTGCCGCGACTGGCGAGATACCAGCAATCGACTACGCGATTTTCGCCGACACTGGCGAGGAACCAGCATGGGTTTACGAGCAAGTCCATGCACTGGGGCGCTTTCCTGGCGGTCCACCGATCATGATCCGGCAGCTACACGATAAACGTGGACTACCGGTCAGTCTCGGGGATCAATTGTTGCACGGAAACGCGGGCCGCTTCGCTTCGATTCCGGCGTTTATCAAACACCTCAATCTATTCGAGAAAAGAAAGCCAGCGCAAGGCAAGGGGCGCCGGCAATGCACCCGTGAGTTCAAGATTGCGGTTGTGGACGCGACTATCCGCCAAGAGCTTTTGGGACTGAAAAAAGGCCAGAAGTTTAAAGGTGAACGTGTCATGCAAGTGTTTGGCTTTGACTGCGACGAGGGAGGCAGAATAGTCGACGTCCAAGTTCGACTGAAGAAAGGCCGGTTTTCCGTTGGAGACTTCCCGCTATGGGAGCGTCGCTGGGGCCGGATCGATTGCGAAGAATATAGCCAGCGCATGCTTGGTCGCGAAGTGCTTCCCAGCGCCTGCACGTTTTGCCCACTGATCAGCAACAAACTTCGTAGGCTTCTCCGCGATCGTGACCCAGCCGGACATCAGCGCGCGTGCGAAGTTGATGCGGCCCTGCGGGTTCCTGGAGCGAGAGCTTCTAAGATGCTCGATGGCGAACTGTACATCCACCGGGAAATGATTCCGCTGGCGGATGTGAATCTCGATAAAGACGATGACGGGCTTTTTGGTTATGTCGAGTCCTGCGAAGGTTTTTGCGGACACTGATCTTGCGACGCCTTATCGACCGCATCGCGTGTCTGGGTGGTGTCTACGTGAGCATAATGGGCCGCAAGCATCTTCAAATCAGCATGTCCTAATTGTTTGGCGATGTGCAAGTCAGGAACGCCTGCCTTGCTTGCCCGCCGATACAGATCGTGCCGAAGATGGTACGGGGTCACGTGGATCCCAAGCTTCTTACACAGCCTACCGACCCGCTTGGGCAGCATTGTCTTTGACCACGGCCGCCCTTCCATGTTGAGGAGCAGTGGCCCATCCTTCACGGTAATAGCGCACCGCTCAAGTATCGCAATTGACCGTTCAGTGAGGCTGATGATCCTCGGGCCACGCTTACCAGTCACCACGGCCGAGCGGCCTTCCCAGTTGATCTGAGCTGCCGTCAACGTGCGGATTTCGCCCGGTCGGGCGCCGCTGTCGAATATCACTGTCGCGATGTCGCGGAGTTGCTGGTCTGGAATGGCCGCTAGCAACTGGTCGATCTCTTCAGGTGGTGCTGCTTCCCGCACGAGCTGCTTGGGTCGCGGGGTATCCTCCAGCACATGCCGGTCCAGGTGGCCCATGCGTTTACACCATCGCGACCACCGGCATGCTATTGAGATGGCCTGGTGCCGCGTGGTCGGGTTCCATTGCTGGCCTGCTACCCACGCCGCGACGTCGAGGGGTTTAAGCTCGGAGGCTATCCGGCCCCCGGCATGGTCGCACCAGGATTGGAGGAACCACTTGTAGTTGGTGAACGTGGACTCTCTGACTTCGCGTGAGGCGTGGTCTAGGTAGAGATCCACCAGGGTATCGACGCGCTGCCGGGATCTCGGGACGGGCTTGCTGGCGGCTTTGAGGCGGTGAAATTCCTGCTCAGCGTGCGCGCGGTTTAGCCCTAGAAATACCTTCTGTTTTCCGATTGTGGCGTAGAAACCGGGCCGGTTTGCGCGCACCCATATTTTGGCGGGTCGTGGCATTTGACTCCTTTCGTGGAAAGGATATACTTGAGACATCCTGAGAACATCTCACGAAAGGAGATACCATATGGCAGCCGACCCAAACAAGATCCTAGTCACGATGAGCCCAGAGACCATCGGCTTGCTTGACGAACTGGCCCAGGACGATGCCGAGCGGCTTGACCGCAATAAAGACCGATCCGCCACCGTGCGCGATCTGGTCCGGAGCGAGTTCATCCGTCGGAAAAGAATTCCGAAAAAATCCCGTCAGAATGCTTGACAGTCGGATATCCGTGGGATATATTTGAAGTGTAGGGAAGAGAGAACGAAACGCCGAACGGGAGACGAGACGATGACGACCGCTGAAATCAAAACGATGAGCTTGGCCGAAGTGACTGCGGCTGCCAAAAGCCTGCCGCTCGAAACACTGGAAGCGATCGACGACGAATTGAGCACTGAAGTCTCGAGCTTTGCTCGAATCAGCGACCCAGCCCGCAGCGACTCGTTATCCGCCCGCATTCGCATCCTGGAAGACGCAATCTACAAAATCACTGGCTAACCCAACCGGAGCCCGACCGATGACCCGCACCGAGATCAGAGAGACCCGCGAAGAGATCCGAGATGAGATCGACGAGATTAACGCGGACATGCCGGGCCTGCTCTACGACCTCTCGGAACTGCGGGCACAGATCAAAGCAGTGCGGGCGCGGAAGGCGGAATTACGTGCGAAGCTGGCCGAGATGAAAACCACGAACTGAGGAGCCCGACCGATGACCACGACGACCAAGAGCTTGAGCAAGATGACGACGACGGAGTTGATGGAAAAAGATGCCGAGATCGGCAACCTGCTTGACTTGCCATACGACGCCCACTGGATGCCCGACGACACACTGAGACACAAGAGAGAATTTCTTCGTGATCGCCGCGAAGTCCGCGCAGAACTCGATCGACGCCACGCCGCCCGCTGAACCAACCAGGCCAGGGATCGGCCAAACATGGGGAGAGATGAGATGACCGCGAGACAACCGCTGAAAACGTTCGTGATGATTCAGAAGTGCAAAGACTACTTCGGATGCGACCGTGCCCGCCTGGCCTGCGACGAAGGCTATCCTGAGTTTCCCGGCGTGGTGATCGCCCATACTGTCGGGACGCTGAACGACGAAATCCAGCCTGCGTTGGAATTTCAGCCGAGCGGATACTACCACGAAGGCACCTGGAACACCTCAACCGGGAGGTTTACCGTTAATTAACGTAGGCCAAGCCAAACTAGGATAAAGTACCGGGAAAAGTTACATTATCCTAGTTGATCACCAAAACCCCCTTGTTTTATAGGCTGAACCGCGACCTGGTCATTATCTCATGAAGATGTTGCCCTATGAATAGAAATCACGGGAAACCCTTAGAAAATAGGGATTTGCTGACTGCGTGAAACCGCAGGAGTAGGCGGGAATGGGAACAAAACGCGCGCGAAAGGGAACACGAAAGGGAACACATGCCGCGACCACGAAGCGTATGGCAGCGAAAAGGGCGTGCTGGATGGTGGGCGACGATTGGCTCCAGGAAAGTCTTTCTCGGGCACGATCGCGATGAAGCTCAGACCATAGCTCTCACGTTACAGCCAGAGCCAAAGCTAAAAACAAAGGAAAGCGTGCACGAGAGAGCAAAGCGCACTGTCAGCCGGCCGACCAAGAAAAGGAATCCAGACACACTTAAGGCCGCGCAACTAAGAGCGAAGCTGCGCGGTTACGGGCTGTCGCATTCCGAGTTTTTGCAGATGCGTGAATCTCAGAATAACCGCTGTGCGATCTGCCGGACCGACTTCGTGTTTGGACGCGAATGCATCGATCACTGCCACAAGACCGGTAAGGTTCGCGGCTTCTTATGTGGCAGGTGCAACACGGGAATCGGCTGCATGTACGATTCCCCGAAAATCCTCAGAGCAGCCATTCGTTATCTGGAAACCCACAAGAAAAACACGCGGAGTGAATCCGCCTAAACCACCCCGGCAATCCGCGCCCTATGCTTGAGCGTGGGGAGCCATCAACCGCAAAGGAGCAACCCGAATGACCACAGACCTGAGCGTCAACGCGGCCGTGTTCGGAGCCGTCGGTTCAATCTTGATCATGGCGGGCCTTGTTGTGCTGTCGTATTTCTTTCCGGCCGAGAAATCTTGAAAGGACGAACTGATATGGGAAGCGTGATTCTGTTGAGCGTGTTGGCCATAGGACAGTACACGGGGCCACCCCCAACAATGATGGTTCCACGAGGCGACGGAACTGCCATCTTTATGAACTGTGACAAAGACGGGAATCCGGTCAGCTTTGCGATGAACTACGGCCACCCTGAGAGTTGGTACACTGGCGGCGCGCCGCCAAACTTTCCGAACTTCACCCCGGCCGCCAAGGCAGCATCAAAGGCCAAGCCGGTTGATCCCAAGCAGGCGCAGCGGCGCGCGGCATCGCTGGCCTCTCGTGCCTACCGAGCGAAGTACCCGAGGAACTAGTTAGTCTGGCTGTGGGACTTGACCGCAACAGGGGCGCCCAATGACTTGAGGCGCCTCGTTGCGTTGATGGAGGGCAAGATCGGTGGCTGAGAGTTCGATGACTCTCTGGAGATGAATGCCACCGATTGCTGCCCATTCGCAGAACGGCTTGTGTTTCGTGACCTCAACGATGCAGTGCCCTACCGATGGGCAGTGCTGGCAGTGCTCGAAGTCTGTCACGATACCGTCTCGGTGAATGCCGCAGTGCCCCAGAGGTCAGGACATGTACCAGTTAACGCGCCGCTGAATGACCAGACGACGCTAAACGGAGAGCACACAATGTTTCTTGAGAGTAACGTTGCACTGCAATTGATAATGCTATTGAAAATCGTGCTGTTCCCTGTCGGCGTGGGACAGTTTGACCCGCTTGTCACATGCCAGTTGATCGTGGCATCGCAGGTTGAAACCGTGAAAGTAATATTGATGACCAGTGATTGCGGCGCGCATCCGTTGAGACCTGGGTACGCATAATTAATAGTGCCTGTCCAATTCGACGCCACGGGATTATAGGTGATCGTGCAGCTACCCAAAACCGAGTGTGTGTAGGTGAGAGTGGCAGGAACGCCAGTACACCCACAAGCAGTAATCGATGAACCGCAGTTGCACGCCCCTGGCGCAAATAGTGTCCCAGTCGGCATTATGTACAGCTCTGGTCAACGACGACGTAGGCACCAGCATTGTCAGGCTGGCAGTAGCAGACTTTGTTGGCCACGAACGTTGCAGGAAACCAGTTGGTGATGGTCGCTCCCGCGGTGGCTACGGCGATCGTCGTGTTAGTGACCTGGTAGACGTCATAACTCACGATGTTCGGCGATAACGTTGGCCAAGTGCCAGTAGCCCCCGTAATGGCCGATGTGGGAAAGAAGAAAAACGCCCCGCCGCCACCACCGCCGCCGCCCTGAGTGGTTGTTGGCGCGAACGCATTCTGCAACGCCTGGCTAACCTGAGTCTGTAAGCCCGCAATGAGCTGCTGTTGGGCCCGCACAAGCCCCTCGAGCCGGAACACCCGTTGTTCGAGGTTGGTACTCACTGGGTCGACCCGCCTGGCAGCACGCCAAATGTCTGCTTGAACGCTGCCCGCTCGTTCTGTTCCATGCTGGTCTGCTGTTGTCGCTCAGCTTGATTCATTGCGGCAACTTGCTGTCTATCCATCTGCTGCCCATTGATCTTGTCGCCAGGGAGAGCCCCGAAGATTTGGCGGAACTGGTCTTGCTCGGATCCACCGATAGAAGGGCTGAACTCTGGAGACTGATCGAAGTTCTGGTTCTGGAATACGCTGGCGACGTTACCGCCCGACACCGCGTTGAATCCAGCATCCGCCAGATTGCCGAGCCCTGCTCCCCAACTTCCACCAGAGGCATAGCTCGGATGTACGTACAGCCGATCACCTGAGTAGGCTTGTCGCCTCGTTGAGAACTGCCCGCGGGTAATCCACGTCGAGCCACCGTTCTGGGGCCACTCAAGCGTTATCGTGCGACAGGGAGCTGCCATCGTCTCGTAGCCGGTCGTCCGGCTGAAATGAGCGATGTTGACCGCTGGGAAGTTGTTGGGCGGCAGCATCGCATCGAGCTGACCGTAAAACGTAAACTGACCCTCTTGAAGCGCGTTCGAGACCGTGTTGAATATTTGCTGTGCAAGTTGGGTCATCAGTGTCGTCGAGCCGGGGTCTATCCAGTTGGGATAGTCTCGGTAGAGGGTTCTCTGGACATTGAAGAGGCTGAACGCCGTTCCACCGAAACCGCTGGCTGGCCACTGTGTTTGGAGGGCTCCAACCGCGAACGGCACGAGGGCTTGCACGTTGGTCGGGTAAACGACTGCCCCGCCACCCGTGATAAGGGTCGCCATTGAGTTGTTGGCGGTTACCACTGGCTCATTGAATTGGATATAGCCGGGATTCGTCCCGTCGAAAGGGACCACCGTAAAGTTCCGGCTGACCTGAATCGTGATGCCGCCTTGAGAGTAGGTGACCATCCCAATCGGCAAGAGCGTCTGAATCGCGACGCTCGAGTAGACGAACGGCACCGGGTAAGGAAACTGCGGTACAAGGTGCTCGGCAACGTAGGTGTTGAGGAAGTTATACCGCCGATAACACTCCGAGATGCCTTGCGGAACCCCTCGCAGCATGTAATGGTTGTAGCCCGAGTTGACGAGCGGGCTATCGAGGGTCAGGACCGAGGTGCCCCCTGCCGTCAAAGCCGTGTTGGCTGTGACTCGCCGGTATTCGTTGGCGGTGGCGCCCGTCCCGATGATGTCCGTTGCGCCAACCTGTCCTTGGATGCCGGACCAGTAATTGGCGATCCAATGCTCAGCCGAGTTTGCCGACGTAATGGTCAGCGTGCTGGCCGTCATTGAGTTGATCGTGCCCTGACTGAACGCATTGACGGGGTATAAGAAATTCTGATAAGTCCAGGACGCCTCAAGGTTGGTACCGGCTGGCTTGTTGGGGTCGATCAGCGTTCCCAGGCTCAGGTCCACCCAGGCTGATTCCACGAGGTCTCTGCCTCGGATGACGACCTGGGTGAAGCACTCCGAGGTGTCTTCCGTCATGGAGTCGAGTTTGACGAGATCGGTTCCGAGGGTCAGCGTCTGGGCTGTCAGGCTGAGCGTGTCGATCACCCTAACGAGGCCGTTGCCCTGGATGTAGATGCCGTAGCGGCTGCCGTACCATTGCTGGAGGAGCTGATCGATCTGGCTCATGAGCGATGGGCCAGAGATGTAAACCGGGTCGGGTGGCACCACCGTCAGCGCCGCAAGCTGACTGGTCGTCGTCGAGTCGGTCGCAATCGTGTAGGTGCTGAGCGCCGTTGAGTTCTGGCTGAATATCTGGCCGATGATCGTACCAACCGAGAGCCCGGCTTCTGTAGGCGAATAGAGCGGGTCGGTTGTGGGCAGGTTAAACCGCATTGTGCCTGTGCCATCGCTGGCCGTGATGGCTGTGAGGTAAGCCCCATACTTGAGCCCCATGCACCGATACCCGACGTCAATCGGGCCACTACCCATACCGCTGGGATGCCTCGAGACGATCCACCCCGAGAAGATGTTGACGCTATTCTGGATGAGCGTGATGTTTTGCTCGGGCGCGTAGCTGCCCGGCAGGTTGGTTCCGACCTCGGTAAACTCAAGTTCGTCTGGACGGTCTAGCGAAATGGTCCAGCGATTGAGAATCAGACGGGCCGTCGAGCGAGTGACGGCTGACCCGCTGATTTTGAGGGTGGTGGTGAAGCTCACTGAATGCCGGCCTGTACGTTGCCGTTGTTCTGGAGCTGGGCTTGAATTTGGCGGGCCTGAATGGCTTGGCGGGCTGCTATCGCTTCGTTGCGAGCCATGATAGCTTGGTTTTCCATGAGTATCTGATTGAGTTCAAGCTGATTGTTTGCCGTGTTAGGGTCAATCAGGGGCTTCATTCGCTCAGTATCGATCTGTTGGTTTTGCTGAGCTGCCTTTTGTTGTTTAAGTGCCTCGCCTGCTTTTCTCCCTTGTTCTATACCTCTTCTCTGATCGTCTTGTGCGGTCTTATGCATAGCATCCTGCATTGATTCCGCTGCGTCGCGTGCATCCTCTTCGGCGTCCTTAACCATCTTCTCGTGGTCTTTTTTTTGTTCTGCCTTTTCCTTGGCCGCTTGTTCTCTATCCGCTCGCTCACGGTCCTGGAATGCTTTGCGGTTGGCCATGAGTTCAACCGGGGTTTTTCCGCCCAAGAGCACATCAGCAATGTCTCGATTGCCACGATTGCCCGTCATAATGTTGCGCAGCATTTCGGCTGCTTTAATGTTTCCCGAAGAAACATTGGTCATCAGATTGTGCGCCATTATTCCGGAGTCAGCCGGACCCCAAGCACGCTCAACCGCTTTTCTGATTTCTTCCTGAACTGCGCCGCCGCCAAACGCATCAACAGCCCTTTTGATAACGCCTGCGTCTTTGGCTTGTTCGGGGTGTTGAACCTTTAAGAGCCGTTCGCCCTCGTCGGCCGCTTTCTTGATCGATTCGGCCAACTTCTCCATGTCCTCTTTTTTCTTCTTTATGTCATCGCCAGTCCAAGCCTCTTTGAGTTTATCCCAATTATCGACCAAGAGACCGACACCCACCGTCAGAACCGACAGAATGCCCGTCAGGCCAGCGCCGGCCCCAAGCCCCATCAGAATCATGGGGATATTGTTTTGAACCGCTCGCAAGCCGCCAGCGAGGCCCTGAGTACCAAGCTGGCTCGTAAAGTCCTGGACAGCGTAAGACGCTCCCAAGATGCCCTGGCCGCCCATTCCAGATGAGCCTCGTAAGGTCATCATCGAATTGGCTAGTTCAGTCGTCTTGATCGACATTAGCCCGGTGGTCGGAATCAGGTCACGGTAAAACTTCTCCTGAAGCTGCGCGGTTGTAACCACCGTCGTTTGAGTGGCCGCAACTTGACGCTCTAATACCTCGTACTCCCCGACCTGACGCTCCAAAACCTCATACGATTCCGCGGTCTGAATCGCGGTCGTCTTGAGGGTCTGGAGCTGCTTGAGAGTTTCCTCGTTGCCCGCCGACTTGGCAATATCGAGGACCAGACGAATGATCTCGTCATTAACTGCCATCAGGTAGCAACCATCGTAAAGTCAGTCGTTGCCGCTTTGTCATAGAACACCTGCACGTCAAGCGACTGATAAGCCGCCCCGTCCAGCGGCAGATCGTCCGCGATGTTGCTGATGTACGAGCTGGCCTCGCAAGTGAAAGTCAGCGTGTGAGCTGAGCTAGGCCCGCGGATGAACTCGAGCACAAAGGCCAATGGTGTTTGGTTCTCGAAGTCGCCGCGATAGACCGTTGCGGTGTACTGAGGACCAAACGAGAACGACGCATCACGGCCGCAATAGAGCAGGCTGGTTATGATCGGCTGCTCATCCCACGTCCCGACCAGGACCGGCGAGATGGTGATATCGAGGTTCTTGTACTTCGTGATGGCCGCAGAGGCCAGGGTGACGTTGCCCGCAGTCTCAACGAACTGGTAAGGCGTTTCCGTCGGGTAGACCGTCTGGGCCGGCTGAGCATAGGTGGTAAACGCTGGGTCTCTGGTCTGAAAGATCCAATCCACCGAGAGTGAGACATAATCCTGCTGTGCGTTAGCCGTGAGCGACCAGCGGGCGATCTTGCCGCCCAATAGCTTCCACGCCTGGACACTATCCCAATAGATGATCGAGTAGCTGGGGATGTCCACCGGAGGGCCGGTGATTAGGCTGAGCGCTGTGGCCCAGAATGCCGCCTGCGTAGGGTAGAGCAGGGTGTTTAGCGTGCCCTGGAATACCTGCCGGTTGGCAACGACCTGGATCTTTCGATTGCCAGCGTCTGCCGAGCGGATCTCCTGCCGCTGTGGCATTCGACGCACGGTAAACGAGTTACCGTTGTAGAGTCGCGGAGACATAAACGTAGGCGTGGTCGGATACACCCCATAGGTTGTCTCTTCTGCAATTTGTAACCACGTCTGACCGGCCCAGGCCATGATCACCCCCCCCTCAAGACGGAATAAAGATTGCGAACTTGATAGTGCCTTCGGCAATCAGCATCCGTGCTCCGTCTGCATCTTCGGGGCTGAGTCCGTAGGCATTGAGTAGAATCGTCGGCTTGAGCACGCCAACTGCCGTAAGTTGGCTGATTACCTTGTCACGCTGGGCCGGGTTGTTCTGCGGGAAGATCGCCCGTCGCATTGCTGCCCAGAGGTTCAGAAGACTGCGGGCATTCGTCCCTTTGACCGCCAGCGTGATTCGGAAAGCGAGCGGCCCGAGGTGCTGGAGTTCAGTAATCCAAGCTGACTCTGACGGGAACGGCCCAACAGAGCAGAACGGACAGTCAGCGTATGACGGCCCGAGCGTGTCAATGATTGAGCCATCCCAGCGAAGGAACGTGTTGATCACTGGCCCAAACGTCGGATCGTTCTGGAGGACGTGGCAGACCGCGTTGAACGTATTCCACTCGATGTCATCCGGCAGATTGAGATGGGGAGACGTGTACTTGGGAAGTGGCTTGCTCAACTGAATAGCTCCCTGACCGCCAGTCTGGCCCAATTGCGCAGAGCGTCCATTGCCTTGGCTACCCCTTGAGGGCGCACGCCGCGGAGATCCCTGCGTTTCTGGCCGATACCGTCGAAGTGCCAGTGCAAGAACGGAATGCCCTGCACGTCAACCACCTCATCCCATGCGCCTTGAGCGAACCATTGCGGGGCGCCCGTATTAGGGCCCCCGAACGTCACCTTAAGGTTGGTGATTACCCGGCTGAACTGATCACGCGGAGCCAACGGAGGGCCACCCAAGAGGCGATATTCGGCCGACGACAGATTGCCATGAGATACGTAACCAAGCCCCTGAAAAGCTCCCTTTTGTGCGTTTGTTTTACGGCCGCCACGCTGTGATTTGTTCGGCTTGATCGGTCCGGGATGTTTGGGACGATACGTGACGGGCGCCAACGCCACCCCATCCTTGTCTGTGCCGGCCAGAATGCCACGGCGGTTATCCTCATCGATAATCCGCATCCAAGTCAGCATCAAAGGAGCCGCGTTCAAGCTAGCCTTGGCATCGTCCAGTTGGTGAAGCTGCTGGATTCTCTTATCGAGCCCGGTTAGGTCGAGGGTCGTTGGCATTTCTTTCCTCGAAATGAATTCCGTGATCGCCCGTGACTGGCTTGGTATGCGGGTTGCCCTCAAGCCAGATCAGATCAACGATCTTCTCCGGATACGCATCGCACATGCGAGCGCCGCGGTAATGTTTGCAGTTCATGCATACGGGTGGAGGTAGGGTCATAGTCCATAAACCTGACGGAACTTGTTCACGATCGGGTTGTCCTGGTCTGTTCTCCATCTGGCAGCCGCAAACGCTTCGGCCGCCGCTTCGATCTGATTGGTGGATGCGTATTCAGATACTTCAGCCCCCTTCAGAGGATCGAAATATCCGTTGGGAGTGCGGAACTGGTCATGCAAAGCCTTGTGCTTGACCATATCAGTTCTATTCGTATGAAAATCGACCATGTGACCGAATTCATGCGTCACAAAATACTTGGCCCCTGCCTTCTCGATCTTTGGGGGTGTCCACCCAGTTTGAACGTAACTCTGGAAGTTTTTGTTCAATTTTGCCAGCTTGCTCCACTGCTTACGATCGAACCGCAATATGTTCCCGTTGCCGTTCGTCCATGCGATCGCTCCATCGGCACCAAGAGCAGCCCCGTCATCGGAGCCGAACGCTTTAACTCTTTCTAATATCTCAGCAGGAAACTTGGCCGACAGAAAGTCGATTTCGTCAGCGATCGCCCCCCATGAATCCAGAGGTATTCCATTAACCTCGACCGTGGTTGCATTCGGGAACATCTTTCTTGCCCACGCTTCCACTTCGGCATGAGACTTAAACCGGTCCTCAATAAAGGTGATGCCTTCATCCTGCTTCTTTGGCTTGCGGCCGAAACCCGGAATTTTCATAGCAACCGGAGTCAGTGGGCTTGGCTTGGGCGCTCTGACCGGAATTATCCCGCCTCTCGGCTGCTTATTCTCGAACGTCAGACCCTGAGCAATCAGCCGGTTGTACTTCGGGCCGCTGATCGGGCTCATGACCTTCGGATTGAGTGGACGCCCCACAAGTCGAGCCGGCGCAGTCTGCCGGAAGAACTTCTCGTAGTCCTCAATCGTCAGAAATCCGGCATGCTGGCCTTTAGCAATCTCTTCTGCGTGCCCCATCACATCGAGGTACTTGGTCTCATAAGATCCTGCCCGAATCGGTGCGGCTGCCAGTTCTTTCCGGGTGGCTGGGATGACCTGCCCGCGCTTCCATTTGTTCCACCGCTCCCAGGCTTGCGTCCGGACCCGTTGCAACGATGTTGGAGACAAGCCAAATACATCCCGGCCGTGGGCCGCTTGCGCCTCGAGAACCCTAGCGAATGAATCACCCGTAAAGGCATCATAGCGCCACCAGAATTCGGCCCGGTCAGGAAATGCCTTCCCGGTTAGCAGTGAACGCACGCGGGACTTCTGCCAGCCTGGAATCAACGGTGGAGCATTAGGGTCACCCTTTCCGGATGGCGTCATTGCCGAGACGCGGTGCTTTCTGGTTGCTGGCTTGATCGGCCTGAGTGGCTTTCCATCCTTGTCGAGTCCTTTCGACAAATCTCGATCCTTAGCACGTATTCCGAGTTCGACGACCCACCCATAGAACATCTGCCGGTCGTCCGTCGAGTAGCGATTAAAATCAACCGGCTCCATGCCCGAAATCGTATAACCATCTTCTGAGCGTGACACTCTCATGTCATCAACGTGTTGGTTGAATTCAGGTTGATGAACAAGCTGCCATGGCTATTCGGGTCCGCGCTATCAAGCTGGATGCATGCCGTGATTTCGCTGAGCTTCTTGGTTGCCTTAGCCTCAAACAGATATCCCATCTGAGCTAGGTTATTGTTCACCCCAACCTGCCGCTGGCCGATGATTGAAATAGCCTTGTAGGCGCAGGCTTCGATGATGTAGGGGTCAACCAGCAACAGGTCTTGCTCAAGGTACGTCAAGAGTGACGGGCTTGGCCCAAGCGACCGGCGCCAGCCAGTGTTGCCGAATGCAAACGCTGTGATGCTGTGGTATTCGTAGAGGCCGACGTAAGAGCCCCGGAAGCAGTTTAGGATGGTCCAGTCCATCCACTTCCGAGCCTCAAGCCGTTCGCCATAGAATCCTTCAAGGTCAGTGTCCGTGTCCTGGATGGTCCGAATCCAGTCAGCATACCGCAACATGTCCTGGAGCGAGTTATACGTCTTGATCGGCTCTGTTGAGACGCCAGGCCCTGGCAATACCAAGACTGTCCAGCGTGCTATGCAAGCCTTCCTAGTTGCGTCCGCTGACGTCCACCAGACCTGGATAGAGTAATTCCCATTAGGGTCAAGCGGAGCCGTCTGAGCCGACGTGGGCGATACTTGAACCATACCCGTCAGATAACCCGTCGGTAGGCTCCATATCGTCGTAGGACTGAATAGACTAGCCTGCGTGCCGCCTTGGTAAATAAAACTGGCCACCGTGTCACCAGAGGCGAATACAAGCTGGCTGCCATCGGTAACCACGCACGGTATCGTCCAGTCCGCAACGGAACCTTGAACGATCTGGAGTTCGCCGCGAATCGATAAGTCTGGATAGATAAGCTGTGTCATAGTGCGAGTAGCACCGCGGCGGGAGCCGCTGTTGCGGGTTGCACTGGTGCGGGAGTTGATGCCGCCGCGTTAAATTTGAGCAGCCCCTGGAAGCCGGGCGCCTGATTGGCCTGCGAATAACCAAAGATGCCCGTTCCGACAGATGACCCGAGAAACCCGCCTTGCGGTGTCATGAACGAGTTGGGCGCGCTGAGCCCGTGCGGCATGACTGGCGACTGCGCGATGTACCAATCGTTCACCCCGCCGATCTGACCGCCGCCCCACAAGTTAAGCCAACTCGCACGAGGCGCCCCGCTGTGGGCAACCAACGGGTAACCACGTTGAACCAGCAAGCCCCAAGCGTAGACGAAATCAGCCCACGAAGGGCTGTTCATACAATCCTCTTGAACCAACGAGGATTGCGTCACGGTGCTGCCAAGACCGGTAAGAGTTGGGCCACCCTGATTAATGTCGAGGATCTGAGTAACGCCGCCCTCGTAAGTGCCCATCCGGAGTGAAGTGCCCGCAAGCTGGGCTGATTCGATGGCCCATTCACCCCAAAAGTTGGGATTATAAAACATCGCATGCCGTTCAAAATCATTAATCGCGTCACATGGCCAGTTTTGCGGCGAAGCGACCGCAACATTTCCAGCATCGGTATAGGCCGCGATTTTGCTGGGCTGCGCCAATGTGGGTGTAACGTAAGGTGCGCCTGTGACGATCGCGTTAGTCTGCGGCAGCCCGAAATTCACGACTGCGGCAGCCACTGACTGCGCAACAGATGCATTGGTCCACCAGGCACCGTATGTCGGAACGAGCTGAGATGGGCTGCGGCCAGCGGCAACCCATGCGGTCTTAAACACGTTGAAATAGTCGGCAGATAATACCGAGTTCGCGATATCTGCGACACCGCTGTTCAAGAACCAGGTTTGGCCGCCAACGCCATACGTCAAGAACGGCTGTCCCGCTGGTGCGTACTGAACAAAGTTTGTGAGCTGCCTCAGATATAAAACGTTCTGGATGTATGGAAACGCTGTATTCCAGTGTTCGTCACCCAGCTCGAAAATAATGCCGTTTGTAGGGCCTAGACGAGCAGCAACACGGTTGGCGATCTCGGTAACGAGAGCATGACTCATCGTCGGAGTGACCGTGAGCCACAAGTTGGAGCCGGGAAACCTTTTGACTATCTCGGCTTGTAATTCGTATGGCGTCCAATTCGGTGTATTAGGGATGGTCGTTCCAGACAGGTATACGTCCAGCGGCGATGAGGACAGCGCTATTTCGGCAGTAGAGTTGATTTTGTCTACAAGTGCCGACGTGCCATTGGTGCCGATCAGAACACAGAATGTGCTTGCGCCAGTAACAAATGGGTTGACCGTAGCCCCATTAGGTATTGGCACATTGCCACCGGACGCAAACGGCAGAGTTTTTGAGGTTTGGGTAAACAGAGCAACAATCTGCCCCGTTTTTAGTCCGTGCGGGGATGAAGTACGGAACTCAACAACCCCGTGGTCACCCTGTACGCTCCCACCTAGACTAAAAATATTCCCGTTATCGCTAGCCCCAAATGGACCGGCAGTCATATCAAGGTAGTGGCCGAAGCTATCGGTGCCGGACACTGCCCACGGTGCGTTAGAATAAAGCTTCGTTGATGCTGGCCATGGATAGGTATTGTCGCCCGTCGAGGATTTGGTCGGATTCGTGTTCAAGAATCGGGCCGCAACGATGGTGGTCAGATTAACAGGCGGGGGAGCATTGTAAGGAATGTTGTTGCCGGCAAACATGTTATCTAGCTGAGTCAGGTCACTGACGTCAACCATCGAATTAAAGCCAGTGCCACCCACCTGCGTCATGAATCGGAAGTGGGCAGGCCCCGTCCCGGCCGAGTTGGTGAAATTGGCCACCAAGGCATCATCAACCGCAAACTTGTTCGACCGGTCAATCGTGTTGCCGGGAGCGAAGATCCAAGGCATTGAAATCTTCATCGTCCCTGATGACGACGTGATGTTTAGTCTGCCGGCCGCAAAAACATTCGCATTCCACCGCCAAGTTTGCGTAATCGTGGTGCCGACCTGAGTCTGAGTGAGGAAGGTGAAGTCCGGAGTGTTAAGCGTGACACTCGTTGTGTCGGTGCCTGGGTCGTCGTAAACAACAGTGTAAATCCCATATGGGAATGCCTGCACGCCCTCCGAGGAGCCGCCAAACTGGCAGGTTATCGTCCCGCCTGGAGTCCACGAGACCGGGAAGTAATTGCTATCGAGGATTACCGAGCTGCCACCAAACGGCAGCGATGTGAGCATTTTGTTTTTGGCCCAACATTCAAACGAAGATTGGTTTGACTGGCCAGTGTATTCGCCACCAAACAGCGTTGTCGGCGTGTCGCGAAACCCGGAAACGTGACCGGTTGGCCCTTCGAGCACACCGACGAAATTAGGGATCACCTCATTGGTAGCTGGCCCAGAACTGCCAAGGGTTGTCGAGAGCCAGTTATTTGCAACGCTGTAGGTCACAACGTCGCTGGCAGAGAGCGCCATCTGGGGAGCCGCTACCGCGCCTGAGCCGGTTGAATCGGTGATCGTGTAGGTTGGCCGCGATGTGAAGCCGGTTCCGGGAGCGGTTACCGGGATGCCGCTGATGTAGTTCGAGACATTACAGGTGATCGTCGAGTTGCCGTAAGCATCGGAAAACGAAGTGCTGTAGCCCCCGCCATAAGAGATCGGCGAGCCCGATAGAGGAACAATGGATGTTACCGCGCCACCCGAGACGGTGACCCACCCGATCGCCCTAAAACCCGTTTGGCTGCCTGCTGTTGGATTCCAGTAAAATCCACCATTAGTTAACCCGCTGCCCCCCGAGACGACCGTATACGAGGTCACCCCGGTTGCAAGCGCTGGCGTGCCTACTGTGTGCCCTGAGCCGCCGCCGTCGTTGTTCCAGACGGCAGTTGGAGCCGTATAGCCATGCCCACCCGACGACATGGGAATTGAGGTTACATGACCGCACTGAACCCGGTATGCCACCTGAGAGATATCGTGCGCCGAGTCATGCCAGACGGGAGGGCCAAACGATGCCGTGGAGCCGTTAACCTTGAAGGTTGGGTTGGCGTTGACTGCCGTGATTTGAGCCAGCGGCCAATTGTTGTTGGACAGGCCAGACTGAGATGCCACTAGAAAAAGGGCCAGCGTGCCGGACTTGGTTATCTCTGGGCCAACAACGACTGGCGCCAACGTCGTGAGTACAAAGCCGGCTGCCGTCCAGACACCAAGCCCTGGGATTGTTGCTGTCGGTACTGTGGGCGTGGTCGTGGTGTTGAGCAAATAGCTTACATTGGTGCCGAGCTGGAGGGGGCTTCCCACAAAAGGCAAGTCAACGGCCGTCGTGTAACCAGCGCTTGGCGTCCACGAGCCGGACGTAACGTTGATCTGATTGACTACCGAGAATGCCATGCACGAGCCGACAACCGGAATACTCCCGGGCGCCGCAGCGCCACCCGTGCCTGCTGCTCCAATTGCGGTAGGCGTCGACAAGCTAAACGTGCTGCCGGCGCCTGATATCTCAAATACTGTAATTGTTCCGAACGCCCCGCCAAGCTCGGGGTTAAATTCGCCAGTAACTACGGTTGCGCCGCCAGACCCAGCAATAGCAAACCATAGGTTGGTCGTCATCACGTTGGATGAGCCAGGGAATGCCTGGGTGGTCGAATTGGAATTAGACCCTACGTAGCTATTGCTGCCCCCGCTTGCGTTGTCGGTGATTACTGGATTAACGACAATATTGGCGCCGTTGTATGTATTTGGAATTACGACAAGCAGATTGCCGGCAGTAACCGCACTGCCAAACGTGGCGCTAAAACTACCAGCCTGAATGCCGTTGGTCGTGCCATGCGCCATTTGTACTAGTGAGAATGCCATTAGAAGTGTGTCACCACTGGGGTATTTCTGTAACCGACAGGTACGTGTACGGACCCGCGAAAAGTGTTTCCGCGCTGTTCGCGGAGTTATCCTGAAAAATAACCACGGTAATCACATCACCGCTTGCGCATGTCACATAGCCGTTGGGCAACATGCTGGCATTAGTCTGAATTGATCCTGACGCTATTGGGTACAAAACACGAGAAGTAAGCCCGAATGGCGTACCGTTTTGCAGCACGTCAGTACGCATTGAATACACCTGGGCAGCAAGCGAATCAAAATACGCGGAAGCGGAAATCGCATATCTGCCCGGACGAACAATCTTGATTTCGTGCGACGCGGTGACAGCCATCTGGCCAGTGTTGTCGTAAGCGGACGTGTCAAATGCGATCGCTGTTTGGGTCGCCCATGGAATCGATTGCGTGCCAGCGGGCGTAATAGTGCACGAGGCCGGAATGATCGTGCCTCCCGTGCGTACCCAGTTGGCCCCGTCAGACTGGACGACGGCTGATTCGCCTGCATAAAGGATCTGGCTTGTGGCTGTGGATGGCCCGAGCGTTTGGCTTGACGTTGTTGCGATCGTCAGCAGGCCCGTATAACCGTTAGCGCATCGCAGGCGGATGGTCTGGCCAGTGATGCCGACAGCCGTAGGCAGGGTTGCGGTTACCGCCGATGAGCCCGAGATGGCGTAGAGATTCCCGGCAGCCGCCGAGAAGCTTGCGGTTTCTGACGTTTCGGTAACCGCAGATCCGCCACCACTGCTCACACCGCTTGCACCGAGGTAATAGGCGTCCCACGTCGTGCTGCTGGTGGACTCAAACAGGACATTTATATAAGCGGAGGCTGTGGCTATCATCCCCGGAGGACCTGACGAGTCAATCCATGTAATCCCCGATGGCCATGACGCGACCGTAAACGGACCGCCTGATGCAGCCTGGACAAGCTTGAGCTTGAGCTTCTGGCTCTGGCTGGAAGGCACGTTCGTAAACACAATCGTCAGGTTGGCATTGAGCGGATTAACCTGCCAGTTGTTGGACAGGCTCCAGTCGATCGTAGCTGTCCCTGCCGATTGGGTTGCCGTGCTAACTGACCCGGCAGATTGAGTAATCGTCAGGCCAGTTGCCGCCAGTGCGACAGTGCCCGTGGTCGTAATCGTCCCACCGGTCAACCCGGTGCCAGCCGACAGAGAGGTAACCGTGCCGCCGCCGCTGGTCGCGTTCAGCGTCGAGCCAGAGAATGATAGGCCGGTGCCGAGAGTGATCTCTGAAGGTGGCGCTCCACCTGTTGGGCTGCCCAATAGAGCCGCAGCGGACACATTTTGGATCTTGGCATAAGTAACACCGCTCCCAGCGAGCTGCGTTGTTCCCACGCCGCCTGCGGCAATTGCGACCGTTCCACTGGTGGTAATCGTCCCACCTGACAACCCAGTGCCAGCGGTCACCGAAGCAACTGTGCCTGTTGCCGTCAACGCGCCGGCGCTAAACGACAGACCTGCGCCTAGGGTGATCTCTGACGGCGAGGCAGACGTTACACCTGAGTTGCCCAGCAATCGAAGTGCGTTTACGTTCTGAATGTTCGAGTATTGCACTGCCGACGTGGCAAGCTGTGTCGAGCCTATTCCGCCTGCTGCAATCGCGATTGTGCCTGTCGAAGTGATCGGGCCACCAGTTAAGCCGACGCCGGTGGTGAGGCTTGTTACCGTTCCGACTCCGGTCGATACGATCGTGGAACCGCTGAATGATAGGCCCGCGCCAAGTGTGATCTCGGATGGTGCAGCCGCCCCGCTGCCAGGGTTGCCTACCAATGCATGGGCAGAAACGTTCTGGATGTTCGAGTATTGAACGCCCCCAGCGGCAATCTGTGTTGCGGTCACACCTCCCGCTGCAATGGCAAGAGTGCCGGTTGATGTAATGGTGCCACCGGTCAGCCCAGTGCCCGCGGCTATCGAGGTAACCGTGCCGCTGCCCGTTCCTGATTGGGCGCCGTCCATCACGGCTGAGACTGTGACCGCTGCGCCCGTGTTGCTGTAGAAACGGACCATGAAGTTGGTCCAGGGAGGGTCAACGGTTCCAGCACCTGCACCAGTGGGAAGCGCTGTTGCGGCTGAAGTCGCGAATACCTGATTCGGTGGCATCTTCACCGCCGCATAATCAGATAAGCGAAACGTCTCATGCGTTGTTTGGTTTTGGTTCTGCCCGAACCGACGTGCATCCGTGCCAACAAACGTTAGGCCGCTGTTGTTGGAAAGAAGAAGCTGAACATAAACAGGCGTTATCAACCCGCTTGACGGGTTTGTAGCCTGACAAACGATAACGATGTCAGCGGCCCACGTTTGCATGGCAGAAACCGTAGCACCGCCGACTGGGTTTAATATGGGTGACAGTATCGAAGTGCTCATCGTGTACCTCTAGGCCCTGATTCCCCGGCCGAAGCCGGGTATCAGGTATCGATCAATCCTGAGCGAAAACCGTAACTGCCGCCCCGGTGTTGTTGTAAAACACGATCTTGAAATCAGCCCACTGAACGGTGCCAGCCGCATTGGCGCGCTGGATTTGATCGGAGCCCTTCAATTGCTGGGCACCGGTGTAATCCGCAAGCCGGAACGTCTGCCAGTAGGTTTGCGAGGGCTGCAAGCCAAACCATCTCGAGTCGATATCGACGTAGTTGGTCCCGTCGATCGAGAGCTGTAACTTGACCTTGCACGGGGTAACGAGTCCGGCCACGCCGTTGACGCAAGAGCATTCAACGACCAACCCCGAAGTGAACGCGGTGCCGCTGGACGTGGTTGTCGCGCCGTCGGCCTGAGACTGAGAAGAAATTATCGTTGCCATCTAAGCCCTACCTTTCCGCCCAGAGGGCTTAGGAGTTGAGAAGCACGCCGAAATCGGGACGGATGACTTTGGCGACCATGCCGTAGTCGAGGGTCAGCATCCACCCCGAGTTGCGATGCTGATAAGAGAGCTGGAGCCGCATGGGCAGACCACGCATCATGATCAGCCGAGAGCTGACCTGGCCGTTGTTGACAAGCTCCAATGGCCTGACGGCCAAGGCGATTGCAAACCGGTGCATCGCAATGCCGGTGTAGGTCAGCCGGGTAAACGTGGCGGTTGCCTGGGTCGTACCTGCATAGGCCTGACCGAGGGTCAACGTCGTGTCGCTGGCCACCGCCTTGACTGGGTAGGCAATCGTGTCGGTGCCGAACGTTAGCCAGGTGCCAACCGGCGCCTGCGTGGTAAACGTCGTCGTGGTGCCGGTGACAGCCGTTGAGCCGGCAGTAACCGCCGCGGTGCCAGCCAGGGCAGCCGACTGAGCTGTCGGCGCCTGAACGTCATGGCGTCGCGCGAAGTTGAACGCCAGATTGCCAGCCGTGCCAAGCTCAGCCGTGCGCTCACGGACTGACTCAGCGATGACCGCGCCAACCAAGTTTTCCTGATACCAGTTGGTATCCGTCAACGTGTTGGCGTGCACGTCAGGGTGGTAAAGGATGGAAGCGTCAGCCGGGCCCGAGATGGGCACCTTATTACGCTTGAGCAAGTTCCACGCAAGCCGAGCATCTGTGACCTGCACTTCGGCAGGAGCCGTTGTGATGGCTGGATAGCTGGCCTGCTGGGGAGGCGTTGCCGTGGTGGGGAAGTTGATCGAGTTCAACAAGCCAAAGATTTGGCCGTTGGCGTATTCCATCGCCCGTTTGTAGTTCGGGTCAATGAACTGGTCGATGATGTTCGTGCTAGTTTGGAACTGCTCGAAGTCCCTGACCATAATGGCATAGCCAGGACGCTGGCCGAACGGAACATCGATAAAGCCAGGATTAACGTCCTGGGGGCTCCAGTCGTTAGCCGCCTGGTCGGTGTAAGCCCCGATGTCGGGGAAGTACACTCTGATTGTCTGGCCAAGAACAGCGACTTCGGGGCGCACGTCGAGGTAAACCGCGTTGAGCGCTTCGAGTTCGCCAACCTTGGCCTTGTTGAATTCACCAGCCGCGCCGGTGACGCGCTGTAGAAATGCATTAATGTCGTTTGCCACTTGCAGTCATCCTTAGACTGTGTGGCCATCGCCCCGGAGGGCTCGGAGGATCGGGAAATCCTCAAGAGTTGATCGAACGAAACGCCTGCTTCCCGGCAGACTCGAAGCGCTCGAGGCGCTCAGGTGGTTGAGGTATAGGTGCCAGCCTTGATCGAAACCAAGGCGTTGAAAAGGTCCGCCGCCTGCTGACCGTAAAAGAACCTCACGGTGGAGGTTCCCTTATCGTTAATGTGGGTTAGAGCAAACACCCCCGTTGAAGTATGGTAGATGCCGCTCTTGACGTTCTTTGCCATGATGTCCACGGCCGAGTTATCCGGTGCTGTTACATCGATGCCGATTGCCATTAAGCTTGCCTCCTACGGATTGTCGAACGGCGTGATTTGATCGGTCATGACTCTAATGAAATCGCCGTTTTGCCGCTGCACCATGTAATAGAGTATGCCGGTCCCTTCGCATATATCCGACACCGTGGCAACTTCCTTGCTGTCGTTGAAATAGACTTTCTCGCCGATGGTAATCGCTCGGCCGCTTTTGTGGTCAGGTAGGACAATTCCGCCGCTGCCCCGGTAATCCCTGCCTTTTAGATAGGTGCGATACCCAGTCAAATTTGACCACTCCTCTCTGCTTCACGTTGAGCGTCTGAGATTTCCGCGAAGTGCTCCATCTGCCACCGAGGATCGCTCCAGCGTGGGTCATCCCTGGCTGGCAACATGAATCCGGTGTCCCTGCCGCCTGGATTCTTACCCTGACCGGTGCCGATACCTGGTTTGACGACCGGAGCCGGTGGCGCGTTGGGGTCAACGATGTCAAACAGCCGAGCTCGGGCTGGCATGGCCTTCTGTGTCTCGATCAGCTTGCCGATGGCCGCTTCGCTGGGCTCCTCACTCTCGGCCTGATAGCCTGATAGCGTCCAGAGGTCGTCAAGCGCTTCCTCAACGACACCCTTGGACTTGGCCACCCGGTTGAAGGCAGCCTGATGTCTGGCCAGCTTCTTCTCTTGCTCAAGCTCCGTGATCCGTGCCCTGAGCCCTTCCGTGTCGCCGTTGGCCTTCATGGCGTCCAGTTCGGCCTTAGTCTTGTCGAGCTCGCTCTTAAGCGCGTCACGCTGTTTAGCCAGCGAGGTGGCTGCTGCTTTGAACTTCTGCCTACCAGCGGCAATACGGGCTACCAGCCCATCGTCTGTCCTGGTGGCCACTGCCGCTTCGTCACTCACTGCGATTCTCCTTTTCCTTCTGTTCCTTATCGTACTGAGCCACCGCTTCCTCAAACGCTTGCTTGACCAAATCCGAAGGTACGCCAGAGCGAACCAGAGAATTCCAGAGCTGCTGCTTGTGAATCTCGTCCACTACTGCGATTCTCCCGCGTTAGGGTTAGCTGGATCCTCGTTCTCTTCGCCTGCACCTGAACCCTCTTCGTCTGGGTCAGGTGGAGCATTCACAACGCGCAAAGCTGGGTTAGCCTTCTCAAGATCGGCCTGATCAAGTGCGATCTGTTCGGCAATCTCGATAGCCTCGTCCCTGCCCACCCCGTACCAGTCTTGGATGAGCATCAAGTGCGACTTCAGTCCGGCTTGCACCTCACCTATGCCAAGTTCGAGCTTGTCAGGGGTATTCACCGCTAGCCTGGCTTGTGGCCAAGCCGTGATGATGTGGCCCTTCTCGCCAGCGGTCAGAAGTTCGCTCATGCCGTAATGGTTACCGCACAAGATCAACGTGCGCTTGCCCAGGTCCGTCTCGTAGGCACACCACATTGGGCGGCGAGTCTCAGCCCGTTTGATCAACGGCTCTTGCTCGACGATGAGCGAGATCCCTGATGCAACGCCCACTGTTTCCATCCGCACTGAGCTGCGCGGAATACCGGCTGCGTCGAGGGCCTGGAGGATGTAATTGTTGAGGTCCTCCCATGCCCCAGCCACATCGATTGTGACCTGCACATAGCCAATCTCGGCATAGTCGCCAGTCTCGTAGCCACCTGACACGCTAAGGTGCGGCATGGCCGATGGCAGCCGAATAAACCGCTGGGCCTCGAGGATCGGCTTCCACTGGTCCGGCATTCCCTTGGCCCAGGGAATCGGGTTGAGATGCTTGTGGATGCTCTCGTCAGTACGGAATAGCCGGTCGTCTATCGCTACTTCCGCTTTGAACAGGAACTCTCCCACTGCGACGACCATATCCAGTCCGCGAAGCGGAAGCCGATAATGAACGAGAGTAAATGGGAGGCAACCATAACCGTGATCAACTGGTGGCCCTACCGGGTAAAGAACCGTGCCATCGCTCAGATTGTCGGGCCGTTGTTTCTTGCTCAGGAACGTCCAGCACTGCGTGTCCGTCCACGCCCTGACCCTTGTCTGCTCATCGTAGCGGTCAATCGTGCAGATAACTTCAGGCACGTTAGCGTTATCAGGATCAGCCCAGACAACAAGCTGCTCCCGGCCCCAGAACCGGTATGTGATCGGCTTGACCGCAAAGTCGCCGACGCCTGGGTCGATTTGGATCGCACAGAAGTTATTGAGGGTGGATTGCTCATCGGCTTCGAGCATCAGGGCGTTGATGTGGTTGTCTAGGTAGACTCGTTGGAGGAGTTCGTCGCCTGAGTCTTCTGACCATCGTCGGGCTGGTCCTGGGCTATAGAGATGATCACAGAGCTTCCCGACAGTTTCATTGAGAAACCCGCTGCCCCGGTGAGAGCGTCCCTGATAATCAAAGCTACTCTCAGCATCTCTTCGGAATCGCCGTTCCCATTTGAAACCTTGATAGTGGTAGAAATCGAGCTTCTCCTGTGCTTGGTCGAGCCACTGCTTTTCGTTGGGGAGACCTGCTTCAATCTCCCGCTGGTATTTGCGTAGGTTTACTGGCATCAGAATGCGAAGGACTGAATCAGGGCGTCGGCAACGTCTGGTGAATGGCCGAGAATCTCAGCCCATTCATCTTTGTCGAGCAATTTCGTTTGATGGCCAACCAGTGAATATGTCAGAGGTCGTAACTCTTCCCTTAACTTCTCCAAATACGGTCCCGCACAGAAGGAAAACGGCACCTGCATGGCGTATGGGGTACGTAGATCCGCCACATGCTGGACATCGAGTCTGTTTCGCAATTTCCACGCTGCCTCTGAGCGTAAATTTGCGAAGTCCCTGTTCATCGGCGTGGATGATCCGCCATAAGGCCGAGCTGTCTGGAGTTTGTGTTTCACCAAATGATTCGGAAAATTCCTGCCTATCCCCAGCTTGTCGTATGACATTCTCTCTGGCGGTATGCCCCATTTCACTCCAAGCTTTCGCATGAGTTCGGCTGCTTCGGGTAGCCCCAGAGAGCTGCCGTAAATGCATTCGAGAACTGAAAAATCGTCCCTGACCATGAGGCAGGTACTGTCTCTTCCAACGCCTTCTCCGAGATCAACCGACAGCCTTCTGGACTGGTGCACAGGATGATCCGAGCGAGTGGTGGGGCGCAGTTGACTGTAAGCGAAGTCAAGCCAGGACTCTGGGATAAGTTGATCGGCACTGATTGCCGGGATGATTGCCAAGACATGGGATTTGTACCAGAGTGAGTTGATGCCATATTTTCGTGCTACGGACGCTAACCAAGTACTATCCGCAAGTCCAACCGGTGACTTCTCGATGTTGGCGTGTGGTGATTCCGTGGACGCAATCTGGATCGCGTTAACCGATAGCCTTTTCGGCACACCATCCGCCCGATCCTTGTCAGCTTGGCGGATGAGATTGACGAACTGCCCTTCTGCCCGAAGAGGATTTCCGTTGACCGCCAGCCGGTCGTAGCCAAGTGATTCGATGGCGTCCCATATCTCCTCTTCAACTCCCGATCCCTCAATGACGAGTACGAGCAATTCCCCAGCATGTTGTCCGCTAGCCCTCTCAACAGACTTTGTTGAAAAGCCCAGGGCCTGGTGCCCACCCCCAAGATTGACCTGCTGGGGAGACGCCTGGACTGCGGCCGTGATATGCGAGGTGAACGGGATGTCGACATTGGTTACTGCCCGTCTGATTTCCTTCCAGACGATGGAGCCGATCTGCTGCTGGGTTGGTCCGGTGACGATGACAAGTGAATCAGGTCTGGTGTAGAGCCACCATAGTATGAGCCGAGCAAAAGTGAAATCTTTGCCCAACATGTTGCCGCTATAGACAACTGTAGCCCGATACTCGACAACACTTCGGCAGATTTCTCGTTGGTACTGTCGAGTCTCTGGATTTGGGTCAAAGCCTCTATTGCCGTCGTGGTCAAGGAAGAGATGGTTAAACAGCCAGGGGTCATCTCTGCACTCGATGAGGCATTCGGCGATGTCGTCGACAAGGGTCATTCCTCTGGTTTCTTTTTCGCCCGCTGTTTGGCCAGCTTTTCCTTGATCTTGCTCACGCCAGCTTCCATTGAGACTTCGCCTTGAGGTTCTTGGTCAGGGATTTTGCCCTCGATGCGCTCATACAGATATCGCCAGAAGTTGAAATCGCCACCAAGAGCAGCGGTGATGCCGGCCTGAACGAAAGGGTCATCCAGGTTGCCATCGTCGAGCAATTTGACGAGAGCGCTCGTGAAACGCTGCTTGCGGCTCGAGCCATTTGGATTGCCAGTTTGGCCTGGCTTGAACTGTGTTTCTTCGTTGGGAAACGGCACACCCTAACCCACCTACCTTATCACCTACCAACAGGTTACATGCTCACAAGCAATCTGATTGCAAAAATCGCCACAAACGCCACCAGCACAATCCAGCCTATTTGGATCACCCACGGCGGGGGGTTAACGCCAGCCACACGCATCACAACGATCAAGATGCCGATCACCGCAACGATGATGATCAGAGCGATCACGATCTGCGGTATCGAGTAGCCGGCTGCGATTTGGGCAATCATGGCTTCACCTTCTCGCTCTGCTTTTCGATGCGTGAGAGCACTTTCGCCGCCTCGTTGAAACTGACCTGGGCACGCTCAAGGGCTTTCTGCACACGGTCTTGATTCTTCTCGGCAGCTTCGAGCTTGGTGGTGATATGAGCCCGATCAGCAATCGATCGCTCGTTCTGTTCAGACAGCACCTCGATCTGAGGGGCCATCGCTTTGACGACAGCATCGGTTGCCGCGGCTACAGCTTTGTCGGTTTGGCCCTTGACGGCTTGAACGTGCTCCTCGAGCTTTTCAACGTGAGCAAGCGCCGACCGGTCAACTTCATGCTGCTCGAGAGCCGCTCGAATCACGGTGGCCGCACCTACCCAAAGGGATAGGCTAACGATCATGACGCTGCCGATTGCGATCCACTCCCAGTAACGGTATCGGGATCCGGTGTTTCCATTAATGTAGGTGGCCGGCGAGCGGCCTTGTAGAGTTTCTCCCATTGGGCTGCCCTTGTGTTCGCTTCGCTCATGCGAAGTTCCGCTGTTTCGCATTTGGTCCGCCAAAGGTCCGTAAATACTTGCGCGTCCTTGACGTCAGCGTCCCGTTTGCTATCGCGAAACTTCGCATAAAGGGCAATCGCGCCCAATCCCAATGTCGATAGGCCGCCAGCCCAGACCACAATGTCACTAGGTGTGATAGCAGCAACCAGCGTTCCAATTCCAGACATACCAGCCGCTGCCGTCCAAAATCTGTCGTTCATGTCGCCTCCCTGAGTAATCCGCGATATTCATGGGATACGGCATGATTTCCTTTCGGTCTTCTGCCTGTTTTGCCGATCATCTTCTCTGATGGCTCTCGCCTTACCGCGGGAGTCGTTTACGGGCCGGCTGGGTGTTATCAGCATCCAGTCGGCTCGGTTGGGTTAATGGGGCGGCCAGCCGTGTCGATAGCTGCCGCCCCGCCGTCCGTGGATTGGAGGGGCCTAGTCCAGAGGCTTAATCGCGGACTAGTATGGCTTTCGGCATGTTTCGGCCCCACTGGATCAAGCAAGAACGGTCGCCGTCGTGACCGTGAACCCTTGCGGGCTGCTGTCCTGGGTGATAATGCTCACGGTGCCATCGGGCGGATTGGGGATGAACACCACAACCTGGCCAGGCGTCAGGCCAGCGGCGAAAGCCTGCTGGTCGGTCGTCTGAGTGGCGGTATCGGCGAGCAGGGTTGCCTGGTCAGTGGTAACCTGGGCGTCTGCCGCTAACAAACCTTGGAACATCGCTGCGGTTGCGGGCATCGGAACCTCACTTGGATTTGACGAATCGATTGAGCAAAACGCAAATAACCTTGAAAGCAACTGCAAAACCAAACACCCACGCGATTTGGTGGCTATCCAGCACAATGTAGTGGTGAACGGTATGGGTTATGTTCATCGAACATTCAACGTCCAGTTCCTGCCATCAAAGCTAATCCCAAACTGAGTTGCCGTGGGGGTTAGCAGAATTGCACGATGTGGAGGGCTCGCCAACCACGCATCGTGAACCGCTTTTGATGTCGGTTGTCCAGACGCTACACACTGGCCCGCTCCGCACTGGAGCCAATGCCCCATCCCGTACTGGCTCTGCCACGAGTTGTTGGCCTGGGCTGAGCGGGCTAGGTTTGCGTCGTAGACGAGCGGTCGAAGGCCGACTTGCGTCCGAGTCTGATTCAGAAAGGATTGGTAGCCGGTAGGGTCTGTAGCCGCAGTCGCGATAAACTGTGAAATTCCAGGGCATGCCTCACACTTCCTTCCACACTTAATGCACTGGGCCTGTGCTAAACTGGAGAGCGCTCCGAGCGCCACGATGATTGTTGCAATCCGTTTCATGTTCGTCCTTGGGTCACTTCGACTTCCTCACCATGCCGCCGCACTGGGAATCCGTATTCCCAGATGTCATACCTTGCATACTTCGGCGGTGGTGCACATCCGTCACAAAAGGCTGTCAAACAAATCGCTGGCAAGTCTCGCACCGACTCATCGCGTGAGGATGGATCTTTCGCCGTTTCTTTCGGCAATGGTGAGCCATCTCACGCGCCGGGTATCACCTTAATGTGGAGATCATCGCCCGGCTGAATCACGTTGGCCGGTGGCGTGGGAGTTGCCGGGGTCGGTCGAGTGGCTAGCCACCAGGCCGCCCCGGCAGCTACCCCCGCAAGAGATAGCGCTAATAGGATAAGAACGACCACCATCCAGACTGGAACGCCCCGAGCTTGAGGATAGACGGGTGGTGGCACGGGAAAGGGCTCGACGACGACCTGCGAGGGCGGAGTGGGTGGCGTCGGAGGCGCCGTATTGTAGTAGTTGTGGTGCGTGTGTGTTTCCCGGCAGCGACTCTTAATCGACCCGTCTTCTTCGGTGGCTGCTGCTGAGCTGCCAGGTGTTGAAGCTGTCGCGGGCACGGTTCCGTTTTCTCCCACTGTGCTGATAGCCATCTCGTTGGCTTGGTTCCGTTGGGCCATCATCTGACTGATGCCGAGCTTATTGCGATCTCGAACCGTGCGTAAAAGCTCAAATTGATCTTGGACACCCACCAAGAACGGCAACTCCATCATGTCTCGGATGGTGCCGTCGATTCGGTTCATTGGCTGGCTGGCGGCAGTTTGAACACGGCTGGTGCCGCTGCGGGAGCCGCCGCTTGTGGCTGAGCTACCGGAGGTGGGGTTACCACTACCGGAGGGATCTGGGTCACCGCCGCTACCCCGTCCGCATTGGGAATCACGATCACCACGCACGGGCCGGGAATGTTGAGTTCAGTGCCAGCGGCTACGGTAACCGGTTGGACGATAGTCACTGTATTACGCCTTTGTGATAGCGCCGGTTGTTGGACTAATTGAATAGACCGCAGGAGCGCCGGGGAGCTGCTGTTGGACGGGGAAAGTAACAGGCTGCCCAGGGCCGCCGCCTGACTGGGGCTGAGCGCCGGCAGATCGCTGAGCGAGGATCGTTGCAGCCAGAGTGGGGTCGGAACCAAGGAGCGCTTGCGCACCGACATAGGTCACCAGTTGGGCTGTCATTGCGTCACGACGACGGGAGTCCATAGCGAACGCCTCGTCATCCGCATTTGCACGAATCAACTGCTGGTTGAGAACCGTTGCGTTTGCTACCGAGGCGTCGAGCATTCGATTTACGAATGCACTAGCCATCGTGTCATCTGCTACCGTCGCCATCTTGTTACCTCGTTTGCGGGGGTGAGAGAAGAACTGCAAAAGAACATGTGATCGCCACCAGTGACAGGATCAACGAAACGATGTTCAGGATAATACTCAGCATCGATTACTTTCCTGGCACTGGCGGTGCGGGTGGAATTGCTGGTGCTACTGCGTGTTGAAGAGAAAGAACTACCGTATCCCCAAGTTTGGCCGCGGCTGTCGCCAACGATCCATCAGCCTGGGGAATCTGAAAAGAGATTGGCTTGGTAATCGCCGCTTCGAGTGCTGTTACCCGTGCGGCTAGCGTGGGATCGACCGGCCCCGGAGGGCCTTGCGCACCAGGTTGGCCTGGAGGGCCTGGCAATCCAACACCTGGAAGGCCAGCCGGCCCCGGTAACCCCTGGGGACCTTGAGGCCCTACCACCGCTACCGGAGCCGGTTGGATCGGAGAAACTGGCACCGGCGTAACTGGCGTTGGCTCGACTGCAGGTGGAGGTGCCGGGCCCGTCGGAATCGGATTGGCTGGCGTGGTCGGGATACCAGAGACCTGGATGTTGATCACTTTCGGCTGGCGTCGAAACAGCCGAAAACATGTTGGCGTGACCAGAAAATCCTCGATAGCTCGTTGCGACACAACCAAGTTACGCCTGGGGTTCTGAGTCTCGTATGCCACGCCTATCCCGATCAGCTCACCACGTTCGTTGAACACGCCCGCCCCTGAATCGCCCGGTCCGATGTCGCCATTAAATATCCAATCGCGGCCACTAGCATCAATGAGGCTGAGCGGATGTTGATGAAGCTTCCCAGATGCCCCGAATCCGATGATCCACGCGCCGTCACTCTTGCCAGTGGGGAGCTTGGCAATCCATGTTTTGGTTGTGGCAGGTATCTCGATTGCGGCAAGATCGTCTGACGGAGCGACACCAAGGAACCTGCCGGCAACAACCGAGTCATCCGCCAGGCGCACGCCAATGCGCTCAAGCGGGAGCAACTGACCGGTATTTGTGTCGCGGAAGATATGACCGGCCGTCAACACCATGGCGCGAGTATCAGCTTTGGAGATGATCACCCCTGAACCTCTACCATCGCCATGACTGACTCGAACACATATGTCGCGGTAGCTCTCCAGGATCCGATTGACCTGGGTGGCCTGTTGAGGCTGAGCAGTGCGCCGCGGCACCGGGCATGCCACGCCGGGAGGGCATGGCCGTTGAGCCACCAACGCCAGCGCGATAAGGAATCCGTTCATCGAGTCGACCTCAACTTGATGCCACTCTCACGAACCTGTGGCCGCCACTTCGCCTTACTGCGAAACGCTGAGGCGGCATGGAGCGAGCCAAACTGTTGAATCCATCCGCCCCGCGGAAGCTCGATCGACTGATAGCCGCCGTGGAGGAGCTCGAACGGCTCGTTACACAGACCGAGGAAGTCGTAAGGGTTCTTGAATTGAGTGCTGGGTTTGGCCGAGCTGAACCAAGCCGGTGTTTGGAAGTTGCTCACGTCCACGCCGTTGATCTTGTAGCTGGTTGCTTCGACAGCGTCGCAATTTTCCTTGGCCCACTTGTTACCGTCGGGACCGGGCACGGTCAGATCAATCATTGGATCGCCCAGCATCTCGAGCAACTCATGCGAGGCGGTGACTGTCGGAGAGCTGTTGTCGTCGAGTGATGTGCGAACAAAGACTTTGGCGATGGGCATCCCATGCCGTGTCAATTCGTGATAACCGAGCGCGTCAGCTTGATCGGAGTCATCGAGCAAGATCAGACCCCACTGGCCCGGCAGCGTCGAGAAGCCAATCGTCAATTGGCAAGCAAACCCCCAGATCGGGCCGGCGTCTGTGTTGACTTGGGCCTGCAATGCCGCCATGAGCTGCGGCACCGTCACGCCAGGCATCTTGACTGTGGATTCGTCGACAATACAGACCGTTGGCGTGCTCAATGAATAAACCCTTTGATCTGTCGGAGGAACTCAATCGACTCAGCGTCAGTCCGGCCGTCGAGGATGTTTCGTGCTTCGATCAGCCCTAATTCGATGCTGGACCAGTTCGGATGGTCCTTCGGCTTTCTTGCGACACGTTTCAGGTTTTTGGCCGCAAGGATTGCAGCCCACACTATCGACCGGTCGTTTACAGAGAGGCTCACCCGCGATATCCGTAAAGCCTCAGAACGCAGTACACCAAGAAAGGCATGAACAGGATCAAGACGAGGATTGCTGTGGAGGCTGCCCTTGCAAGACCTTCAAAACTTGGACGATAAGCGGAAGGTATTGCGGAACCGCGTTCAGAAGATTGATCGCCTCTTGGATCGAGCTGACGAACGACGCCGCCTTGAGGGGAGGCCGTTCCATTGTTGCGTCGTGAATCGCTTGTGCGATTTGTTCGGGTGTCATGAATCACCTGCTAAGGATTCCAAGATGGATCGCACCGCCCAACCCGAGGATAAGCCCCAAGATCACTGCGACGACGACGGCTTCCCCGATGACTTGCCATGCTTTCGTTCCGCGAAGGTACGCGAATCTTTTGGCTCGGGCTTTTGGTCGGCAGGACACGCACGCCGCCCCGACCTGATTAAATGCAGCAGACCCCCGCGAAGGCAGAACAGGCATCCTTGCTTCACACCTTTGGGTATGTCTGCCTTCCCATGCCATGCGCATTGATGCTCCTCCGTGAACGGATTGGGATTCATGATCCATTCCGTATCCCACGCCGTTTCGAAGTCGATCTTTTCGCGGCGGGCCCTCTTCAGCCCCCTTTGTATCTGGCGAACCGATAAACCAGACGCCTCCGCAATCTCCTTGGGCGTCAGGTAATGAATCTCGACCGCCTTGAGCCACATCGCCTCCCGTCTCGCCGTCGCCGGTCGCGACACTTTCTCACTCAACGATGCACCATCCCTCTCTGCATAAAGTGTCGCGAAAGAGTCGCCAGCACGCAATACGTGTTTTCCAAAAAAGATGTATTTAGCGGTGCACGCACCCTTTCATGCTGTGGACTTTTTCTGGCTTGCCATAGATAACAGTGTTTTGTTAGAAGTTTTTAATGTTCAACATGCACCCGTTGCCCCATGTGGGTACAGTGTCGTACATATAAGGCCAATCACACCAAAACACGTAGACGCGCAATATCGCCTGGTTGGCCATACTGGGCGCGCCCGTGGCATGCTAGCCTACGAGCACATCACGATGGATCGGTATAGCTTCAACATCATCGTCGAAGGGGAGATCGTGGAGTCAGATTTGATTGAGGCGACCCCGGAGGAATGGAAAGACGCCCCGGAAAGCATGACTGGAGCGTGGTCAGTCTTATTTGACAGTGATAATTCCCGAATCCTCGCTAACAGGCTTGTAGGAGTGCCTGTTCGGAAGCTTCTTGGCACTGCCGCCCCGTCCATCCGCCTTTGATTTGATCACCGACGACGGCGGATCTTCCCGCCGTTCTGTCGGTTTTGATAGCGTCTCTTCGAGGAGACGCTTACCTTCCATCGCAATCCGCTCTTTTTCTGCTGGTTCTTGCTTGAGATACCAGGCTAACACGAAGTTTGTTAGCGGCCCCTGCTTGAGACCGTATTGCCATTTCATGCCCCGGTGCCGTCGGAGGTGTTTCGCTTCGTCTTCTATCCCATCCATAATCTCCGCGCAACTGTAGGTCTGGAACTTCAGATCCAATTCTCGCATGTCTACCTTTCTGAGTAAGACCGTGTTGTCCCTGTCACAATTTCTAATCCATTCCGTAACCCATGTCAACCTAACGACTTACAAAAGATCCTTTTAGAAATCCGGGAAATCCTCTAGTCCGGAATTGACAAAAGGATGCTTTTGGTCTATCATCCAAATGTACCTGGCAACCACAAAGACATTTGGAGACTTGATGTGGACGTCACATCGGAGAAAAAGAACCGGGAGAGCGTTCATATCAAGCTCGATCCGGAAGTGGCTCGGCTCGCTCGCATCCATCGCGCCGAGACCCGAGAACCTGTCAACGAATTAGTGAATCGCCTGTTACGCAAGGCGCTCACAAAGCAGGCGCCGCCGCCTGCTGCCTAACTGTAGATCACCGTTTCGGGATCCATCCCGAATCATTATCTCATTTACCTAACCGTGTGACACCGCGTAGTCGCGGAGAATCAACGTAGATGACGCAAATCAACGTCGGGCGCTCAGCCAACGGCAGCTACAAAGCCTGGATCGAAGGCCAACCAAGCTGGTGTTACGGCTGGGGAAACACGTTTGCCGATGCTCTGGCAAACTTCCTTATCACCTTCCAGGCCACGAACGGCCTTGGAATCCACATCAACAACGCCGGCATGCTGGTCGAGCCACTCGATGGCCTGCACCACTCTAACGCCTGTGAAGCACAAGTGGAGGCTTCCTGATGGCCAAGCGTATTCGGCTAACCGCTGACATTCTCGAAGCCATCGTGAGCATGTCTGGGCTTGTCATGGATGACGGCGAAGAGATGTGCGTTGTTTTCCCCGAAGAAAGGCGAGCGGCGGGATACAGGGCCGCTATCAGTGCTGGGAAGTGGGCGACACAAGAACTCGTCGGTCGCCGTCTCAAAGCACAACAGAAAGAGACCCGAAATGCGTAGGGATCGAGAGCTAGAGGCCGACCTCGCCATTGAGCGAGCGGCGCCGAAGCTAATCTGCCGAGCATGCGGCAAGCCAGTCAGTAGCTGGCAGCGAGATATCGCCTTGCCGAGCTGCACATGCAACGGAGGGTACCGCCTCGAAACGCCCGAAGAGGCCGCCGCCCGTTTCAACGAAGAGTGTGAGTCTGATGACGTCCGCCAATACCTCAACAAAGAAAGGACCAGACGCCCATGAAAGACGTGGAGTCGATGGATGTTGTTCATCTCATCGAGGAACTCAGTGAACTTGAGGAGAAATTCGACAGCACATACATACCGCTCGTTTCGGATGACTTCGGCCCTAGAAACGTTCCCATCCTACTCAACATGCTGTCGCGTCACCGCCAAATCAGGATGGAACTCAAAAAGCGAAAAGCCCCGTGATGAAACGCCGTGTTACCCCAACCCTCGAGCCGCTACCCAGCCGCATCAGCCCGTCAACCATCGTGGCGCTCGACACTGTGGCCCCGGGTGGCAGCCAGTCTGCCCCAGTCGACCAGAGCCCACCAACACCACCGCCGCCGATCACTGGGCCACCTGTGATTACAGCGTGAAACGAAAAACCGCCCAGCGTAGTTCACACGCTGAGCGGCTGGGAAGACCTTCAACTTTCGGAGATCAAATCCTATGGAATGCGAACAGATTTTGCAAGAGCGGGCGCACCGCCAACAGCCGGACCTCAGACGGCTGATTGAGATGCTTGAGCGTCAAGAGGCGATCAAGGCTATGGAAGCGATGAAGGCCACGGAGCTGGCTGCCCACGTCAACAAATTTCAGGTTGCATAACCTGACTTAACTCAACTGACTCGACTAACTCACTCAACTCAAGGAACTACAAATGCCTACCACTAGCATGAGCGACCTTTTTCCGAGCAAGTACCTTTCGGCCCACGACCTTCTCGACGACGAAGGGCAGTCAGTGGACACCGTCATGACGATTAAGAGCTGGGCGCCGTACACGACCCAGGAAGGTGACCCCAAGGTCATCCTGACCTTCGACGAAGGCGGGAAGCCTTTGATGGGCAACAAGACGAACTGCAAGACGATCGCCAAGCTCTACGGCGACAACCCGAAAGACTGGCTCGGCAAGAAGATCACTTTGTTTGTCACCGAAGTCGACATGAAGGGCGAACAAGTCGACGCCATCCGAATTCGCTCGAAACCGCCCAGGCCAGCCAAGCCAGCTGCGGCTCCTACCGGAAAAACCAAACCGGTAACGCAGAAGGAAGCCGACGAGGCCGGTGACGATTTCGGTGATGACGAAACGCCATTCTGAGCACTGCCGCGCCGTGTTTGTGACGTCGCATCACGGCGCGGACCTCCAACTTTCATCAAGAGCAACTCATGGACTGGTTTCCTATGTGGCATTCGACCCTCGACAACCGCAAAGTCCAGTCGCTTCCAGACCATCTGTTTAAGGTTTGGTGCAACTTGATGATGCTTGCCGCCAAAATCGACCAGGACGGAGCCCTGCCGAATTGTGAAGACATCGCATTTGCGTTGCGGATCGCCCAAGAGAAATGTGCCGAGCACATCGAACAGCTCGTTGCGATGAAGTTCATCGATCGACTTAAGTCCGGACTACGTATACATGATTGGGAAGATTGGCAGCTTAAGTCATACTCCTCCACGAAACGTGTGCAAGCCTTCAGGGAACGGCAGCGTATCACTGAAGAAACAGACGGAAACGTTTCATGTAACGTTCCAGAAACGTTACCGCAACAAACTGCTCTCGCGCGAGAAGGAGAATTAGAAGAGAAGAGAATAGAAAAGAAAACCCCCCTAACCCCCCGTGCTCCGCGACGGGGGGCAGTTTTAGTCGACTTCGTCCTCCCATCCTGGATTCCCGAGAACGACTGGAACGACTGGCTTGCCATGAGGAAAGCTAAACGTGCCCCGACGACGATCGGCGCGATGAATCGGGCCGTCAAAAATCTGGAGCGACTAAAGGCTGAAGGCCATGCTCCTGCGGACGTGCTCCAGCAATCCACACTGAACGCTTGGACCGACGTTTATCCGATCAAAGTTCCCTACACCAACGGCAAGCCTCAAGGCTCTTCGACCCCGTACCCCAACGGCGCGGTCTCATCACGGCCAAAAGAAAAAACCATGAAAGACATGACCTCAGAGGAATTGGAAGAACTTGATGCGTATCGGCGAAAACGGCTCGGCTTATGACTGCTGCGAAACTCGGGAAGAGGCCGTCGCTAAACAGGTCTCTTGCCGATGGTGTGACCTCGGAGGCCACGCCACAATTTACCACGACAACTACGTCGGGCTGCCGGTTATGAGGATCACTGACCATAACGGCGAACAGCGTGACATAGCTGCCAGACTGATCGTTCACTGTTCATGCGAAGTCGGCAAATGGGTTCGATCTAAGAGTTCCAGAGATGTTCTCTTGAAGGTCTACATCCTGTCCGATGTCGGCAAAGGGCTACTCAAGCGATGGTCGCCAGTTGACCCACGCTTTGCCGATGTTGACGAAATGGAGCCGCCTGACTGGAAGGCATTCCGCCGTGAGCTGGCTGCAATTGGCCGCAATGGAGTGCTCAGAATCGTCAAGCCAGAGTACGAGGGTAACCGCACTCAGGCTAGGCGTGAAATGGGAATCCACGGCTCAATTTACAGGGACAATGCGTGATTTACTTCATACGAAATCAAACAAGCAAGGCCATCAAAATAGGCTATACAGCGGGCGATGCAAAAATGCGTCTGAGGCAACTTCAGACAGGGCATTCCGATCGTCTGGAGCTGCTGGGAACGATTGAAGGCGGAATGGGCCTAGAACGGGATCTACACAAAAAGCTTAAGTTTCATCGGATAGTCGGCGAATGGTTTCATCCTCATGACGAAGTTGAATCGACAGTTCGCAAATTACTTGCTCCCGAAAGGGAATTTCCAGACGCATGGAATATTGAATATCTGTCAAAAATCTCCAAGCTCGTATGCATGGTTCCGATGGCTGAAAAGGATCTCCCGAATGAAATTCCGCTCTTGGAGCCACTTCAAGAAATTTCTGACCACATGGAGTTTGATAGGTCTGTTTGCGCAGCAGGCATTAAAGCTTTTATGCGTAAAACAATGCTCTCGGATTATCCAAATTGCGAAACATTCATCGATCCCGAAACGAAAGAAACAGTCAAAGTTTCTGATATGGATTTAGGAACGTACATGGTTGTTTTTGAACTATCGAAAGGGATCCGCGGAAAACACGGACTTGTTTTTAAGAACACGCAATAGAGTGCGCCATGACGACTCGTAATCTAGCTATCGACCCCAGAACCTACACCGTGCCCATCGGCCGCTACAGAGCCAAAACCTTAGCCCAGATCGAAGCCACCGTTCCCTGGGGTCGGCTGTACCTCTGGCGGCTGGCCGAGTGGGCAGACAACCAACCCGGTTATCAAAGTATCACTAAAGCCATCTACACCTACCTGTCAACAACCCGTGGAGGGGACCATGAGTTACGCGATTGTTGAGAAAGATTACCGCGACACCATCGTCGGAATTTTGGTGTCAGACGCACCGGAAGGCTCAGCCAGTTTCATTCGACCGGCCAGCCCTACCGCGAACAAAGTTCTGTTCAGCACAGAGCAGGAAGCGCGAGCCTATATAGTCGACCACATAGGCCGAGATACCAGTGTGAGCTTTTACCGAGTGTTCCAGAATGACGCGAGCCTGTGAGTGTGGAGGGGAATATGAGTGACGAAGACTTGATTCAACGACTCAGAGACATGCTTGAGCATGTACGGCTAGAACACGGCATAGCGATAGGCGAATCCGCCGACCGCCTGGAACGCCTGGCAGCCGAAGTGGAATCGTTAAAAGAGCGGTGCAAAATCCACGTCAACACGGTTTTGCAACTCCAAGCCGACCTCGCCGCCGCACGGGAATGGGAGCCGGCTGCGATCTTGATCGACCAGAATGGGCGATGCGAAGCATTCGAGAGCATGGCTGACTACGAGGACATGCCATGGGACGGCCGGTCAAGCTTGATCGTCACGACGTGGACATGGCGCCCCGCCACAACCCCCGCCAAGCCGTCGGAGGGCGAGCGATGAGCCTTCATTTTACGGTCACCCTACTCGACATGATCGACCGTCCTATCGAGGGCATGCAGGCATACACCTGGCGTGGTGGTCCTGGATGGGAAGGGCCAGAAGACATCGACATCCCGATATGCGAGTGCGTGGAATACGACGAAGCCCTGAAAGTCGTGCAAGAGCTACTCGACCGCGGCTACGACCCCGACGTCCGATTTTCGATCCATTTCGCTGGCGACATGGGCAGCCTGATCGACCTTGATGATTTTCTCGCCATGAAATCAACAGAATCGGAACCTGTCGATCTCAGAGAAAAACCGCCTGTTCGATCTGGGAATGGACCACCCAAAGTAAATCGCGTGGCGCCCCATCAGCGTTCGTTATTTGACCATCTGGAGACCAACTCGTGACCCCCGAAACGTGCGAGATTGCCACCCCGAAACTGAAGCCGAAGTTTGAGCCGACCTGCAACAAGTGCGGACGGCGCAAAACGGATCGAGGAAATAGAGGCTGGTTATGGTGTGTTCCATGCCGTCGAGAGGCCGACCGGGTCCGACTGCACCGCCGCCAGCAAAAACAGCAATTCTGTGCCAAGCACAATCAGTCCAAAGTGTTTCTCGATGCTCGGTGGCGATGCCTGAAATGCGAGGAAGAAAAGCGAGCCAAAGAAGCCTTAGCCGCCAAGCCAACAACAGCCGATCCACTCTGCAAAAAGTGCCGCGCTCCACGACGATGGGATGGGTTTCAATACCGCTGCCCCGCATGTCGAGCCAAGGCCGACCAGTTGCGCAGCAGGGGCCTAGGACCACGGCGAGAAAAACCCAACCTGTTGGCGCTCGCGCCTGACGGCAGACTCATGCATCCCAAGAAACCAAAACCACCCTGGCGCCCATCGTGGGCAAACACCAAAACGTGGGAATCAGAAAAAGTACAGCTCAAGGACATCTTGTGGTGTGTGCAAACCCACGGCGTACACAGACTGAGGAAACCAAAACCTGCTCAACGGAAATCAGCGCCCGCCGTGCAGGCTGGACCGATCCTGGCGTGTGCCGGGGCGGATAACAACAACGAGCTGACGGGAGGGCCTGTAGTTAGGTCTGACCAAAAGCAAGCTGGTTAGGCGGACTAGACAGGTTTGTGTGTGGTGATTCGGGCCGCGCCGCGGTGGCCCTCTAACACGATCCGCGGCGCGGTTTTAAAGGGAGAGACAGCATGAGAATCGACGAACTGCCAGACACCTTCTATGAGTGCGACAACTGCGGGCAAATCTATGAGGATGACGAGCAAGCTAAGGATTGCTGCCCGAATCAGGTAAACGCGATTCCAGCCGAACACATCGTGGCGTGCTGGAAGTGCAAAGGCGAAGGGGATGTTCCGCTGGGGCCACCACACCCCGCATACAAAACAAAGACGTGCCCTTTGTGTCATGGCGTGCCGTTCAAATTTAAGAGACACGATGAAGCACCGGCTTACCCCGGTAAACAGCCTGCTTAGTTGTGATCGGCTAGGCAGGTGCCAAAGCAGCGGTTCATCAGTGCCGCTGTGGACCATCGCCCCTTCCCGGCTATTTGAGCGAACGGGCCGGGAAGGGGATTTACTCGAAAGGGCAACAAATGAGCGACGACGAAGTTTTTGATGAGTTGATTCAAATGTCTCTAAGGCTAGAGGGGACACATAACTTGGCAGCTTCTGTTCTCTCTGCCGTAGCCGCTTCGGTGGTTCATCCAGACAGAGGAAAAATGAAAGAGCTAGCCACGATTGTCGCTGGATTCACGGCCAGGGAAATTCGCAGTTTAGAACAACACATGAATCGTGGGAACAACTGAAATGGCCGCGACGGATCGCAGAAAGCAAGTCTTGGTGATCGAGCGGTGGCAGCCGAGCCCCCTGAACAAACTGCTGAAACACTGGCGCACCGCTCAGCGACTGAAGACCGTAGACCGCAACATGGTCAACGGCTACTGCCGCCTCAATCGCTTCCGCCCGGCCGTCGGCCCGCGCGAGGTCAACCTCTGTATCGTACTTGGCCCGAAACAGCGTGCGTGTGATCCAGACGCATACTGGAAATCAACCCTTGACGCCCTGGTGAAAGCCGGAATGCTAATCGACGACAACCGCCAGTATTGCCGCATCAACCCTGTCACCTTCGAGAGAGGCCCGCAACGTGAAACCCGAATCGAGCTTATCGATATCTGATATGCAAGTGCGTGTAACCACATGCCTGCGTAAGTGCCTTCCCAAAGCAAGGCATGGCCCCAACAAGTTCGCCGAAGACGCATGGTGGCATGTTTACCAAGCATTACTCAACGCACACGAAG